ATCCGCCGCCCGATTATCTGCGGCAAGGGCGCCCTCATCGAAGGCGATTTCGCGGGCATGGCCGCCGACGATGTCGCGCCGAAGGATTCCATCGTCTCCGTCGTCGACGGCGTCGCCATGGTGACCCGCGAGCCTATCGACCGCTTGCAACAAATCATTGCTCAATCCTGGTACTGGATCGGCGGCTTCTGTACCCCGTCCGACACAACCACCAACCCCAACACCGTCCCCACGGCCACCAACGCCACCTACAAGCGCGCCGTGATGGTGGAGCACGTCGGCTAAGGACCCAAACGCCTCATGCTGTTCACCGATGCAGAGAAGACAGATATCCGCCGCCATTGCGGGTATCCTGCTTACGGCGCGGGCGCAGCCGGCTTCCAAGCGTGGCGCTTCTATCAGGCTTACGGTCTTCTCGAGTATCGGATGAACAATCTGTCCGATGCCGAAGCCGCGGTCGTCCGCCGATACCTCGCGAGTCTGAGCGCACTTGAGGATGCAATCATTGCATCTAGCAACAACCTCGATACAAAGCAGGCCGCGGTTTGGACCCGCAACCCGAGCGAGGTTAAAGACCGGCAACAGCTCTTTGACGACTGGCGACGCCGCCTCTGTGGTTTCCTAGGTGTCCCGCCAGGACCGCAGATGCGCGGCAGCGGCATCACGCTCCTCGTCTGAAGGCATATGCAAATCTACTCGCCAGCAAACCCCGGGCCCGATATTCAAGACAAGATTAGCCGCGGGCTCGGAGTAGCCGCACGCAAGATCGGCGCTCCTGCCCACGCTTACCGCCCCCGTGGTGTTAACAATCCCATTGCGCCGGCCAATCGTTTCCTACGGCTCCAAGCCGCCTTTAGCGCCCCCGATGGGCAGTTCGCGAAACCAAGCTCCTATGGCAATCCGCTATGGCATGGGGTCTTCGACAGCGCCTACACCAAACCCGGCGATTACATCCTCCAAAACGGCTCTGTTTGGTTCATCGCTGCACAGCAGAGCCTCCTGCCTGTCCTGTGCGTGCAAACAAACCGGGTAATATCGATTGCTCGCCCTGCCGCCCCAAATGCAACCGGGGTCAACGGCTATGGCGGAGTCAGGCTTACCGAGGCAAATCCCCTAATCGCGGATTGGCCGGCAAGCGTACTTGGACTGGGCTCAGGCGGGCAGCCAACAGCAGGACTTCCCGCCGATAGCACTGTGGCCCTCTGGACGGTCCTCTTGCCCGCCGTCCACGGCGTCACCTTACGCGAAGCGGACCTGCTCCGGGACGATCTCGGCCGCACAGCGATAATCTCAGCGGCCGAACTCTCCGACCTTGGCTGGCGCTTGACCGTAAAGCAGGCAACCACCTAATGGCCGATCAATCGGACGTAGAAAACGCCCTCGTTCAACTCGTTTTAAAGGCCCTATATCCTCAAGGCACAAACTTCCCAAGCGTCTGCTCCGCACCCTGCCGGATCTATCGCGGATGGCCTAACTCAGCCGCTCTGGATGGCGACCTAGCGGCCGGACTGATCAACGTCACGGTCTTCCCGGCAGGACAGAGTCAGCGAACAACGACGCGCTACCCCACCGAGTGGAAGGTTACAGCTGTCCAGCAACCCAGCCTTACTGTAGCGGTCTCAGGAACAACAGTAACCTTCCAAGGCTCAGCCCAGCTAGGTCAACTCGCCGGGCTCATAGTGGACGGCCGAACCTATGTCTGCCGTACAGAACCCGGTGACTCTCCCGCCCTGATCGCAGCCAAGCTGGCAGCCCAATCTCGCCTTGATGCCATAACAAATCTCTCCGGCAGTTCGCTGACCGTCCCGGGCGCCTCGAAAATCATAGCGAGGGTCGCCGCAGATGCAGAAGCAGTCAAAGAGATCAGACGCCAGCTCCAGGATTTCCGGATCTCCTGCTGGTGCCCCACACCAGAATCTCGAGATGCAGCCGCCTCGGCGATCGATCAAAGCCTCGCCAACATGCAATTCTTCGACCTGCCTGATAGCACGTCGGGCCGCCTCGTTTTCCAAAGCAGTACGACCCTTGATCAGTCGCAGGATGCCGCTCTCTACCGTAGAGACCTCCTCTACAGCGTCGAATACGCAACAACTCAAAACGCCACACAACCCGCTATGCTGTTCGGTGCTGGCACAATAAACGCCGCAGCCTTCATCGGGTGAAACGGAGATTTTATGCAGACTCACCTTGTCGTGGTGCGGCCATTTTCTGGCTTCGCACGCGGCGATCTCGTTACCGACCCATCCCGTATCGCGGAAATCCTGCAGTCTGAGCACGCACTCAATGTCGTCCGAGTGCTCGCCCAAAGCAATCCTGCCCCGCAGGGTGTCAATCAGCCATCAGCGAAAGGCTAATCCATGCCAATCGTCCAGCAAGGAAGCCTCAACAGCACAGCCCTTGTCGTCCCAGATCTTTATGTCCAGATAGTTCCGCCGCAGAACCTGGTCCTTAATGGCGTCCCCACCAACGTCATCGGCGTAGTCGGAACCGCATCTTGGGGACCAGTCGGTCAGCCGGTCGTCCTTTCCACAATGGCCGATTACGCCCGCTCCTTTGGCCCAGTCGTCGCGAGAAAATACGACATGGGAACGCAGGTCGCGACGGCCGTCCAGCAAGGAGCACAGGATTTCCGCTGTGTCCGCGTCACGGACGGAACGGAAACCGCCGCCCAAGCCCTCATCCAAAGCCAGAGCAGCACCAATTATGCAATGGCGCTAACGGCCATTTATCCGGGTTCGCTCGGCAACCAGCTCCTGGCCACGCTCGCGACAGGCTCCAAAGCCGGCACTTGGAAACTAACAATCGGCTTACCTGGCGCCCAGCCGGAAGTGTTCGACAATATTTCGGGTACCGGCTCCCAGTTCTGGACGAGCCTGGTGAATGCCGTTAACAACGGCACCAGTATTCAGCGCGGCCCATCGCAGTTCGTGACCGCGCAGCTCGGTGTGGGCGCACAGCTCACCTCCGCCCCAGCCGCCCAAGGCTACGCCTTTCAAAATGGATCGGACGGCGCCTCTAGCGTCTCAGCCTCCACCCTGGTTGGCTCTGACGCGTCCCCACGAACTGGAATGTACGCCCTTCGCGGCCAACGCTGCAGCATCGGAATGCTAGCCGACGCCGACGACCCCGGCCAGTTCACGGTGCAAGCAGCCTTTGGCCTATCCGAAGGCATTTACATGATCCTCACCGGCCCGGCCGGAGACACGATCCAAAATGCCACCTCCGCCAAACAGAACGCAGGGCTCGATAGCTACGCAGCGAAGCTAATGTTCGGTGATTGGCTCTGGTGGTCCGATCAGGTCAACGGCACCGTCCGCTTAGTATCACCGCAAGGCTTCGTCGCCGGCCGCCTCGCCAACCTATCGCCAGAGCAATCGAGCCTTAACAAGCCGCTCTATGGCATCATCGGCAGCCAAAAATCCGGCGCCCCCGGATCGGGCCAGTCGACCTCCTACTCCTCCGCCGAACTCGCCCTCCTCCTCGGCGCTGGCATCGACGTGATCGCAAATCCGCAGCCGGCAGGCGCGTTTTGGGGCGTCCGCGCAGGCCACAACTCCAGCAGCAATGCGGCCGTCCGAGGCGACAACTACACTCGGCTAACCAATTACATCGCCGCCACCCTGGCCGCCGGCATGGGCCAATACGTGGGCCAGGTGATCAACGCCGATCTTTTCCGCCGTGTCCGCGCAACCCAGCTCAGCTTTCTCCAGGCGATGTTCTCGCAAGGCATGCTCGGCAGCACCGATGGATCCGTGCCGTTCAGCGTGGTCTGTGACGCCTCCAACAACCCGGCGAGCCGCACCGCCCTGGGTTACGTCCAGTCCGACGCTCAGGTCCAGTACCAGGCAATCAACGAGAAATTCATCGTGAACCTGGAAGGCGGCCAAACCGTGCAGGTCAGCCGCCAAACCCTCCCGACCGGCCAAACCTCCTAAGGAGACCCTTTCATGGCAGTCAATACGTTCTCCGTCGGCCGTGATACCCAATTGGTGGTGATCGGCCCCAATGGCCGGATCGACCTAACTCACGTGACCGGCTTCGAAGCACGCCAGATCACCCATTCCCTGCGCGTCGACCGCCTCGATGGCACCCAAATGGGCACCGAACTCCCCAAAGGGTGGGAAGGCAGCTTCGAGATCGAGCGCGGCAACTCCGCCGTCGACGATTTCATCGCCCAAACCGAAAACTACTTCTTCACCAAAGGCCCCGTTCCATCGGGAACACTCTACCAGTACGTGACAGAAACCAACGGCTCGGTGTCCACTTACCAGTATGATAACGTCGCCTTCAAACTCACCAGCGCGGGCCAGTGGAAAGGCGACTCCAGCGTGAAGCAAAAGCTCGAATTCTTCGCCGCCCGGCGGAAGCGCATCTAAAATGGATTCGCCCTCTGCCCGCATCATCGCCACTTCGGCCGCCCACCAAACCATTAACGATGCCGAAGGGCGAACCCTCCACGTTCGGCGCATGACCGCGCTCGACCGGCTGCGCCTCTACAAAGCTGCCGGCCCCGAACTCGCCGAGAATAATGCTTGGATGGGCATGGCCCTCGTCGCCTGCTC